AATTCAGGCTGAATTCTGCGAAGGGTTGGATAAATGAACCATCCGCGAGATCCACGACCTGACCGCCCAGAATATGCAGGGAACTGTTTGAATTTATTTGAACCAAACTCAACGCCACCCCATAAGGTTTGTGTAGTAGCACCACCTGAAAATTTTTGGCGTGCGAATCCATAACTGAATTCACCGATCTTGCTCGATTTACTGATGCTAACGCCATCCGCGACTCTTTGCGCAACTTTGCCAGATTTTGTTCTAGTTGCAGCTGCTTGTTTAATTTCCTGAGATGCAAAATACGCCAGAGCAGCAGATTGACGGCGTGCTTCCTCTGTTGCTTGGTCATCCATAAGTTTAAAAGCCTTGTAGATATCGCGCAGATCTTTTTTGTTATAGGCGATTGTTTCATTTGCCATTCCTCTGCTCCAATATCTCTATCGCTGTGTATATGTCGTCTGCATCAACCCATTCACTCATTGGAATCTGTGTGGCTATCGCCAACTGAATCAATAAACGATTTAGGCTTCCTGCTGGGTGGCTTTTGGGTTTGCATCACCGACTATTACATCTGCAACAGTTTCGCTCCATACATCATAAGATTTGACTGGCTTTCCAGCAGCTTCTCTTTTGTGTGCATGATAGGCCAAAAACATTAAATCAGATATGCCCATTTTTTCTTGGGCTTGGCTGATTGTAACGCCTCGATCTCGTTCCCATTTTGCCCACTCAGGCGGTTGGGCTACATAAGTGGCTTGCTCGCCTGAGGTGTATTCAATTGTGATTGGTAACTTCATTAGTGCTCCCGTTTCTAATTGTTAAGCGAAGTTTTCTGTTGGCACTCCAATAACTTGGAATGTTAAAGATACAGTCTGTGCATCATTTCCTGCACCACCGGCTGATGGCCATGATGGTAGCACTTGGAAAGTAAATACTGCTCCAGATGCAGCTGTAAATACTGTGTTAATTCCTGTGTTTGGTGCTGACTCTGTTACGCCCCATAGAATCTCACATAGAGATCCTGATACGCCCCAGTCTGCTAACATTTCAACAGCTAGTGTGAAATCATTATCGATTACTTTGTAGGCTTTGCCATCCAAAGTTTCATATGTTTGGCGATTAGTAGTTCCGGTTAGAACTGCACTTGTTGCTTGAGCATCGAAAGTGTTACCACCGATTGTGAAGGTAACATCTCTGCCCGTAATTACTGTGGTAGGCACTTTGACTCCTTAGATTGTTTGTTCGTAGTAGGTTGAAACTCTTATATCAGAAATCAACATTGTTGATGCTCCAATAGTGGTTACAGTTGGTCTTTCGACCTCTCCGACAATATATCCATTTGGGATAACTGCCAGAATGCTCATGATTAATTGCTCGATGTTATCGAGTGATGCAGGATTACTATTGTAAGCAACCACAGCTGTAATGGTCATATTAATTCTAGTTCTTATTCGGCTTTTGCCAATTGTTTCAATTTCTAAATATGGTGAATCAGGCACAACTACAACGGCAGGTGGAATGACTGACTCTGGCACATAAGCATAAACATTCCCAGCCACGCCTGCTAATGCAGTTGCAAGTGGTTGCCTAACCGATGAAAGAATTGTGGATGGTGGCATTATTGACAAATACCTTCAACATCTACATAAGGCCCTAAAATTCCAATTACTCTTGAATAAAGTGATCGACCCATTCTGTATGGTGTAGCTGTAAAATCAACGCCTTCAATTTGTCCGCCTGCTGCAACTCTTGATTGGAATACTTCAACCGAGATTGCAAAAACTGCTGATCTAACTGATTGATTTCCAACATAAGTTGATGCTCCAGATAAGGTAGCAACTCCACTTGGAATTACATTTGCTTCAACTACATCTGCATTTGTAATTGCTGCACTAAAAGTTGTGTCTGTTAAATTATCATCTAATACTGTGCGAGTTCCATTGTAAGGACTCAAGCATCCAGTAATAATTACTGATTGACCTTCAGTAAATTCATGCACGCCAACAGTTGTAAATGTGGCGATGTTATCCTGTAAAACTGTTTTTTGAATTGAACTCTTAAATGTAACTAACATTGGCAAAATAGTGTTTTCGCTAGTGTCTATTATGCCATCTAGATATGTGTCATTATATAAAGCAGACGACACACCAAGCACAGATCGCAACTCGGTGGCTGTAATTATACTTGGCATGTCATCTCCTTACTCCCTTAATGGATGCCTAAGATCGGGAGCAACCTTAGGCACTCAATTAAATTAAGCTATTGCATCCAATTTACGGAATGCTGTTGGGTAGCGATTAACTACGCAAACATATCCGTATAGACCGATTTCAATACGGCCATTGGCTACAACATTGGCACGAAGTTCAATTGTGCCTGACTCATGGAATCTCATAGCTGCTGATGGATATACCAATGCAACCTTTGTTCCGCCTGTGTTACCTGTGTAGTTTGGATCTACAACTAGGTCAAGACCAGCAACTGTTCCGTTTGTTGATCCTTGAGTTACTAAACCACCAGCATTCTGTAGTGATCCACCAGCTGCAAATAATGGTCGGTTTGAACCATCTACTGCACCAAGAATGTTTGCGAAATCAACATTCTCATATCCACCTGATGTTGCAACTAATAGGCGGTTTGGTGTGAAGCGCATAACGCCATAAGAATCAGCAATGCCTTGTGCAATTGCTTTGTAAAGTGATGTTCCAGATGAAGTATCTGCACCATCAGCTGCAATTGTTGCTGCATAAGCATCTGTCTTTTGTGCATAAGATGCAGCTAACTCGCGAACTAATAGATCTGCAAATGATGGGTCTGAACGATCAAACAACTCAACATTTACAATGTTTGCTCCTGCAAATTTAACAACTGTGTCCTCTTGGAATGTTACAGCTGTATCAGTTGATGAAAACTCTACACCTTCAGCAGTTAACGCTGTTGTTGCTTGAGTTCCCAATTTTGGAGTGAAAATTTTCATTCCTGATGCTGGAAGTGGAGCGCGCTCGATTGAATCGATAAATGGGCGAGATGAATCAATTACGCCAATTACATCGCGTAGGTAATTTGGTGGAACAGTTCCTGTGTTTTCTGAAACTGTTGCAATTTGTAATGCTGCAACTAGATCGCGTGCATCGGTATCTCCAGCCAATGCTTTAACCTGTGCATTTAGATATTGTCCTGCTGTAACATTTGTGTCAACGCGTGGCTTTGTGTATGCCATGTATTGAGCAGTTACAACTGGAGCTTGTGCCGCTTCTACCGCTTCGGTCGCGATAGGAGCTTCAGAATTAATCTCTGACACTTTGTTCTCCTCTGTTGTTGTATCCTCAGCGGCTGCTTCGGAATTCTCTGGTGTTTCACTAGCTGCAACTTCCGCGACCCTTGCGCTATCAATTGCAGGATCTGTAACGAGTGAAACCTCTTGAAGTGTGCTTGATTTAATTCTTAGCACGCCTTCTTCATTTTTCCATTCATTAATTTTGACTCCGACAGAAAATCCATCTCTTAATCCTGTTGCAGCTTCCTCTAATGCGTCATCGGCTGAAAAAGTCTTAGCCAAGCGAAATGTTGCTTCCAGCCCTGTATCTGTTGCAGTTATGTCAACAAGTTTTCCAAGTGGCTTAGTTCTTTCGTGTTCAAGCAGTAATTTAACAGGTTTTGAGAAATCAATTGAATCTTTTTCAAATACAGTTAATCCTGCACTTGTTGATCCTTGCTCATCCCATGTAACGATCTTTCCTGAGATTGTGCGCTTGTTAGTATCGGCAGCAGTTATCTCTATCGGGAAATTAATTTTCATCGTATTAGGTCTTCTTCCTCTTGGATTTGCTCAACGCTCATCGCGCCAATGCGGTTTAGGATTTCATAGACTTGCGCTCGCTCTAATGCTGAGCCACGCAAGAAATCATCAATATCAAATCGAGTTTCAATTCCGTTAGGACAGAAATCGGCTTGAGATAGTCTTTGTTCGATTGCAGTTAAGATTGGTCGTAATGAAAAATCAATTAATGCTTTTCTTTCGGCTGTCATGTTTGAATAAGTCATGCTGGTAGTTTCAGCAGATACAAATGATGCTGGAATACCAGATGCTCTTGCAATTTCTAAAGCAAGATATTGGCGAGCTTCATTTAATTGTAATTTGGCCGGATCAAATCCTAAAGCTTGTAATTCAACATCGGCATTTAAGAATGCAGTTGATCTTGTTGATCTTGATATTTTCCAAGACTCTAACAACTTTGTAATTCGCTCTGGAGTTAAATTTGTGCCATTTGACTTTAACACCATTTGTGGCATAGGCTCTTTTGCATACATTTCAGCAGCTTGCTCTAATGATGCAGCAGCTTTAATTGTGCGACCTGCTCGATTAAGTATTCCTTCATCTAATCCATTAAATACAATTAGCGAACCTAATCCGTATGGTGGCACTCGCTTGCCATCAACTGTGTAATACTCAATTTCTGTTGAGTTACCATTTAATGAAGCAAATACTCGACCCGGAGCGATTCTTGTCCATGCTCTAATTCTTGATGCGTCTGTGGCTGCGTAAGCATCCATTACCATTCCATAAGCAACACCATAAAGTAAAAGATCTTCAGCGATCCATGAATAAATTGCTGATCCTGCAACTCTTGGATCTGGTTGCATAATTACGCGATTTGGTCTTATGTGTTCATTTGTAAAATGATTATATTGTTCAATTGGTAAAGATCCGACTGTTGAACAAATTATATTTCTTGCACGCGCTCCGGCAGGTATCGCCATGTATTGTTCACGCGTTGCAGTTGTAGTTCCAAATAAAATTCCGCCAACTAATTGTTGTGCGTTGTATGGTGAAAGTGCAGCAGCTACATCAACTGGATTTTCTTGTTGTGTTGCGCGAAATCTATCAAATAATCCCATTAGCATATAATATACCATAAAGTCAACAAATTACGCTATTTGAATATCAACCTCAGTTTCTATCTGTGTTGCAAAATAGGTTGCTAAAGCAGATGCCACAGCTGCACAAACTGCGACTCTACTTGCTCTCCTACCGATGATCCATGACCCATCCCCATAGGGCAGTTTTGCAGCGGATAGTGTTTGCTGAGTCAGTTCCTCCTGACCGCCATGCTGTAATCGATGGGAATTAATTGCGCCTAACCATCGATCGCATGATTCAGCATATATCGCCCCATCCATGTCTGTAATGGGAATTCCAGCAGGAACTAACCGACTCGCAACGGCTTGTGCAGTCCTTTTGGAATAAGCGACAGTCTGAACATTATATTTTCTTACATAAGGTGCAATATCGTTTGCAACCGCTAAATCATTGATTGAATAATCATTTGACCAAGTATGAAGTAAAACCAAATTAAACTTTTCTCCCGGTAGTTTTTGAGTAGCAACTAAAGCTGCAAATTTACGATCAGGGCTTAAATCTAATCCAAACCAAGTTGGCTTGTCAGGGTCTAATGGTATTGGGTCAGTTCTGCACAATTCCCATTTCTGTGCATCAATAGCAGAATTGATTGTATCTACCCATTGGGCTAAAACCTCAGTTCTAACAATATCCGGTGGATCATTTATTACAGCTCTTAAATTATCTGGGTGGATCGTTATGCCTAGTGATGGGTTGGCTTGAGCAAATGCAGGCCAGTTAATATCGCCAGTTGACGGATCTAGAATTGGCGCATCTGGTTCAGCACTCCACTCAAACCAACCAATCGGATCGTTGGTCGTAGCTGATGCCAACGCCCTCTCGCGTAATTTGTTGAGGATTACAGAATGTTGATCTCCGGCTGACGAATAGATCCATACTTGTGGATTCTTAGCAGCCATCATTGAATAACGCATTGATGACCAAGCGTCTTCATCTTTGTATTCTCTTAATTCATCTAAATGAATTGTTTCAGGTTTAGATAAACCTCTAGCTGCATTGTTGGCAGCCTTTACCACAAATCTCCTATTGCCTTTTAATTCGATTTCCTCTGCACCATGTTGCCATCGTATCTTTTTAACTTCACTTGCCAATTTGTCATTTTGCTCAATATGGGTAACTATCTGTCTAAAGGTTTCAAGTGAGGTTGTAAGTCTATGAGCTGAGGCCAATTGCAGACCCTCATGCCAAACATACATTCCTGTCAAAATCCTAAGCATCATCAAAGTTGACTTACCCTGTTGTCTGGCCATGATTAGTCCAAGCTCAGAATGAGCCCATCTACCATCTGGTCGGATTTTGTGGCCATGAATACAGACGAACTTTTGCCATTCCATAAGCTGGAGGTTGATCTCAGCTGCGAACTCAATCATTTCATGACCTTTAGACGGCAAATCATTAAGTTTGGAACAAATACGCGGAGTTTGCACACCTCCTAATTCAGATTGAGCCTGAATTGAGTCGATCAATTCTTTTTCAAAGTTGATCAAAGCGATCCGGTCTGATCGTGGGCGATCGAGGTGTTTTGTGGGTTAGAAAAGGAAATGGTGGTCGCCGTATCATT